CGTCAACTCTGAAGATTCTGAAGTAATCATTACCTCTATCTGAACCTACAGTACCGTCGGTTGCTACGAATGGGTTAGCTACCATACCATATCTAGTTTTGAAACCGATTCTTGGCTGGAAGTCATTTTCCCCAACAGCTTTAACCATTGTTAAAGGAACATATGGGCAGTAGAATACACCTGCGTCATATGGGTTAGATCCTCTAAATCCTACAGTTACGTAGTCTTGGTTAGTTCCACCTGCATATGGATCAACATACACTTTGAATCTACCGTTAAGAACACCAGCAAAAGTATTACCAGTATCATCAACGTTCAAGCTTGTTGATAAAGCAGGAGAGTAGTCTAACATACCTGAAGCAGCTAAGATTGAAGCTACATCTGAAGAACAAATAACATAGTTACCTTTTCCTCTTCTTGTTGCTTTAGCAATAGCGTTTGCTTCTCTTTCGATTTGTACGATAAGACCTTTAGCTTTTTCAGCTAACCATCTGCCATCTGAATCGCTGTCTACGTTAAAGATACCTTTAACAGCAACGTTTGCAGTTTGTGCACCTAGTTTAGCAGTTCTGTTAACTGTTCTTACAATTTCTCTGTTGATTTCAGCTAAGATTTCAGCAGAAAGAATGTTTGCAAGTTCAGCTTCAGCGTCAAGACCATGAATTGCTTTAAGATCTTGTGCTAATTCCATTGTGTACATAGCTTTTAGCGCTCTTGACTTAGCAGTAACAGTAACCTTATCGATTGAGAAAGCCATCTCACCGAAAGATCCACCTGAACCACCTGTGCCTAAAGCTTCAGCAGCAGCTGTTGATAAACCACCAGCGTAATCAGAAACGATTTCACCAGCTGTTTCACCTGTACCTAAGTCGTTATCACCGTCATCGACAGCAGATTCTAGACCTGATGGTCCAACTTCTTGAGTTACTGATGTGTCACCTGAGAAAGCTGTGTTAGCTTCGTTAAATAATGCTTCTGCACCTGCTTGAGTACCATATCTTGACTTCATTGCAAAGATAAGACCAGTTGGTCCGCTCATTGGCTGAACGCCAGCGATATCATATGCAATTAAGTTAGGCATAGCTCTTCTTACCAATGAGATAAGAACAGGATTAAAGTTATTAATTCCACCACCAGTTACACTATTAGCAGCAGCATCTTCGCTTAGGAAGTTACCTTGTTGTGCTTTAGCTTCTTCTCTAGCAGCGATTTCTTGGTTCTCTAATAGTCTTGCTGTAACAGCTTTTTTATGACTATCTTGTATATTTTCTAGATCAGTGTGCTCGAGAACTGGAGTCCACTTTTCCATTAGTTTTGCGTCTGCGTTAAACATTTTTGTTTTTCCCCTATAGACTTAATTTATTTACTAAATTTTGTGATAGCTTGAGTATATCTAGCCATTACATCACTGATATCAGCCGGAGCCTCATCAGTACCAACTACTTCTTGTACATCACTAACAACTTCTGCAGTTTCAGATTTAAAGTATGATTCTTTGATTACATTCACTTTCATTTCGAAAGATTCTGCATCATCAAAATCAATATCTTCAACTAAAGAAGCAAGCTTTTCAGCTTCTGTTAATGCAAGATCAGAAGATGCCTTTCTTACAATTTCAGATCTCTGTAAACCAGAAACAGACTCTGTAAGTTTGATATTATCTTCTGTTGATTTATTTAAGCTCTCTTCAAGTTCAGAAACCTGAGCAGATAATTCATCTACTAAGTCAACTTTACCTTCAGGAACCTCTACATAATGTTCTTTGAACACCTGTTGTAAAGAAGTCATAAAGTCTTCAGCAATTTCAGTTCTTAAACCGTTATTGATTGCAACTTCATTTTCTTCCATCCAATTAGAAACAACGTAGTTTAAGTATGAATCTACTTTTTCTACCATTTCTGTTTTAATTGAAGAAACTTCTTCTTCTAAGTTTGAAACGTACTCAGACTCAAGTCTCTCTACTTCTGCAGCAACTTTAGATTTTAAAGCAGCTTCGAAAACTACAGAGGCTTTTGCCTTAAATCCATCGCTTAGAGTAGCTTCTTCAGCAACCAATGTGTCAAGATCTTCTTGATAATCGATATGAGAAACGTCTACATCGACGTCTTCCTTAGCGACTACCTTTGGTTCTTCAACATCAGGAGCTAAGATTTTTGCTACTTGAGCATAGATTTTCTGAGCTTGTTCTTTTTTAGCCTTCTTGACCATATCATTTACACCAGCCATAATTGCAGCTTTAGTCTTTGGCATTTCGACTACAGGTTCTTTGTCTTCGTCGTCGTCACTATCGTGTTCGCCTTCGTTAACATCTTCCTCTTCATCGTCATCACCGTGACCATCTTCATTTTTGGCTTTTGCTTCAAGGATATCCTCGTCTTGAACTTGTTCGTCTTCAACGAGCTCATCTTGAAGCTCTTCAGCATCTGATACGTCTTCGACTAGTTCATTATTTAATTTAACTTCGTCTACTGACATAATTATTCTCCTATTAAGAATTTACAAGTTTAGAGAGGAAATTTTTGAAAGCTTTAATTTCTACATCAGCTGATGCGATATTCCTAGCTTCTTTGATTTCAGTCTCAATTTCTTCAATTTGCTGTGCACAAAGTACGCCATTATTCCATACCCATTCTACACCTTCCATAATTCCATTGACAAATGCCTCTGGAGCAGAAGGATCTTGAACGATATCTACAGTAGATAACATAAAGTCATCTTTCACCTGCATGACGCCATTTTTCTGTACAAGACTTCCCATACCACGACTTGATACACCAAGCTTAACGCCACCTTCGAGCAAACCTTCAACGATTTGTCCCATAGGGGTTTTAAGAATTGATGCTTTTCCTACAACAT